AAGAGGGCCGGGCGCTGGTCTTCAAGGAACGCCTCGAGCGCGTTCCCGCGCTTCGTCTTGAGCTTCCCGGCCTGCTGTCTTGTGCGGGGCGCTGTCATCGTATCACCTCGGTCTTCGGGGGTTTGGGGTAGGGCTTGGCGGCCTTGAGCTGTAAGCCCCGCTCAAGCGGCCATGATGATGCGTCGGTCGTGCCTCATGACCACACCTCTTCGCCGCGCTGGGCGCGCAGAAGGTCCGCCACGCCGTCTTGAACGCGCTCATATGCCTCGGTGGTGAGCTGGTCAGCTTCAGCCAGCAGGTCGGCCAGCTCATCGTCATGAGCGCCGCCGGGGCCGAAGGTCATACGCTGGAACAGGCTGTTGAGCCGCGACATAAAGCTCGGGTCAACACCGTCGAGAAGTTGGGGGATGAGAAGCGGCCTCATATCATCACCTCCCCGAACAAGCCGATCTGCGGCGCATCGTCCAGCTCAACGGTCTCGATCCGCTTCCCGGCCAGCCCCGCGCGCTCGCTGCTGGGGAGGATGAGGGGGAGGGTGAACAGCGGGTTCACCAGGTCGGCCCATGCTTGGCGGTCGAGGTACTCATTCATGCCGCTGCGGCGCATCGCCTGGTATTCGGGGGTCGCGCGCCACTTCTCGATGATGGTGGCGGCCAGCTCCGGCAGTACGTTCTTCAGCTCCGCGCCCAGCTCGAGCTGATGGCCGAAGGTCTCGACCCAGCCGAAGCCCTTAGAGAAGTGCAGCGTGATCATCTGGCCCCAATAGATGCGCCCGGCGAGGTCACGCCCGCCATCGTGGAAGGCGTGAAGGTCGGCGCACCAGATCCCATGCTTGTCGCAGAAGGTGAGGCGGTAGACGTCGCGCCTGGTGTCGTAGACGTAGGCCGCGGCGGGGTGGTCGGGCTGGATGCTCGCGCGGCGCTTCGCGGCCCATAGGGTGAGGGCTTCCAAGATGGGAAGTTGGTTGCTGTCGGGGGAGTCGATGCGCTGCATCTGGCGCATGTTCGTGTGGTCGTAGTGCATGGCGTGTCTCGTGTGGCGGTGCGTTCAAGCAGCAACGCCCCGCTGACGGGTCAAGTCAGCGGGGCGGGTTAGGCGGTCGGGCGGATCAGTCGGCGGGGCTGTCGTATCCGCGCTTCGCGCAAGCCTTGATGGGGAGGCCGTCCTCGGTCGATGCGAAGTCCACCTTCACGCGGTCGTACTTCACCACCGCCGCAAGGTCATCGGCCAGCCGGTCGGCCAGCTCCGCAGCGCGCCCATCAAACGCGCGGTATTCGGTCAGCCAGAGCTGAAGCGCGCGGGCGGTCACATCCTTGAAGGCGGGCTTCAGCGTGATGGTCAGCTTGCCCGAACGCTGGACACCATCCTCGGTGTAAGACTGGATGACGGGGCCGATGGTCACGCTGTCCACCTCACCGCGCCAGTCCACCAGCCCTGCGGTGAGGCAGGGACGCGCCTTGTGGACGATGGCGCGGTGGGCCTCCTTCAGCTTCTTCATCTTCTCCTCATCGGCCTCCGCGGCGGCCTTCTCCGGGGAGGTCGGATTCTTCAACTCAAGGGGCTCGCCAAGCCCCGACTTCTTCGCCTCTGGGGAGGCCGCCCGCGTCGAGGGCAGGGGCGGCGTCCTGAACGGGTTGGAAGCGGCGGGCTGGGCGGGCTGGGCGGGCTGGGCGGGCTGGGCGGGCTGCGAGGGATCGGCGGTCGGGTTCTTCTTGGTCGTCATGTCGGGGTCTCCGGCGGTGGTGTCGCCCTGGTGGGCGGGGGTGGGGGATGATGCGCTTGACGCGGCGGCTGCGGCGCGGTCAGCGAGGTTGATGATCTTGGTGTCGGGCGCGCTCACCATCGTCGCGGGCGCGCTGCTCATCGCGCTGCGGAGGATGTCGCTGATGCGGGGGAGGTTCACCTCGTTCAGCCAGCCCTGCGCGACATCGATGGCCATCCGCGTCTTGCTCTGCGGGTCGCGCTTCGTCGCATAGCGCAGCGCCAGCTCCCAGCTCTCCCCCTCGTTGGTCGCGCGGTGCCACAACTCCCAGCCGCTGCTGTGGCCGGTGGTGAGCTGGTTATGCGGCGTGTCATCAACGCCAGCGTCGGCCATCCCATAGGCGAGCGCGATGGCAGCGAGGCCGGCGGCGCGGATGGCATCCTCGGAGGCGTAGACATCGGCCAGCGTCATGTCAGCGGGGACCGCGCCGATCTCGCAGACGCCCCATCCCTGGTGCGCGTGAAGGCTGCGGACAAGGCCATCTGCCCGATCATCAGGATGGGCTTGGACGCAGCCCACAGCTTCGGGTCAACGTCGCGCTTCCAGACCTCAAGGTCTGCGAAGACATCGGCGCGGTCGAAGCGGATGGCGCGACCAGAGACGCCGAAATGCTCCCCGGTCGCGTTGTCGATGTCGTTGATCTTGGGCCGGTCGGGCTGTGCCATGAGGCAACCAGCGAACACGTTGACGGCCAGCGCATAGGCGCGGACCGTCACGTTGACGTTCGAGATAGGCAACCAGTCGGCATACTTAGGAGGGCGGATGCCATCCTTAAAAGCGAGGCAGGTGATCATGGGTCTTCCTGTGGGTCAAGGCCGCGAGTCTTTGCGGCGGGTTGACGCGCGCGGCGGCGCGTCTTCTTTGTTTATCGTGACACCTTAGAGCTTTGTCAAGTTATTTTATTCACCTCCCTCGTATGGCGGGATCTCACCATCCCAGCGCGTGAACGTGTTGCAATCGAGGTCGGCGTCAAGATGCACCGTACCGGGCTCGGTGTGACGGGATATAGATTGCCACACAACGGTTAGCCGACGCCGCTTCTTATCTTCTGGCTCGTTCCCCTTCTCATCCCAGAAGGGCCGGTGAACCACGAGGCAAGCGTCACAGTCTTGTTCAATTGCGCCTGACCCTCTCATATCGGAAGGTGAGGGCAGGACGCCCGCCCCCTTCTTGGCCCCGCCGCGGTTGAAGTGGCTGACGTACAGGCCAAGAAACCCCTTCTCGATGGCGGACCCGGTGAGTTGCTGTGAAGCCTCGGTGACATTCTGATATTCGGCTGAAGAGCCAGAGAAGCCCGCATCGACGCGCTGGATGTAGTCCACCACGACGATCAGCTTGCGCGGCTCATGCCCTTGCTCATGAGCCTCCGCTTGCAGCTCCGCGAGGCGCGCGTCTGTGTTCAGCAGGATGTCTTGAAGGCGGGGCTTGGGGGAGTTGTAGAAGCGGATCAGCTCCCCGATCTGCTGGATGGCGACGCGGCTCTTGAGCAGCTCGCGCTGATGGTCCATGTCGCGGCGCGCGGAATACTGGACCTCGCCCCCGACGATCCGTAGCGGGCGGCGCAGGGTCGATTCCCGCAGCGTCCCTCGATAGCTCACAGCCCTCTGCGCCATCGTGGTCGCGGTCATCTCGACGCTGTACCAGTCCACCGCGCAGCCGTAGCCTTGCACCAGGTCAAGCACGACCTGCGCCGTGAACTTCGTCTTCCCCATCTTGGACAGCCCCGCGATGACGATGCTGCGGCCTGTGTGCCAGCCGCCGAGCAGCTCGTCGAGATCCACCAGGCCGGTCCGCATCCCCTCATCGACGTTCCCCAGCTCACGCTCTTCATACTCAAGCGCCCACTTCTGCTCGGCCTCCCGCAGCGTCGTGTAAGACGCGCTGCGCTTCGTGCGCAGGACAGCAGCGAAGCGAGCCGCCGCCGCGGCGAAGAGGTCTTCTGTATGATGAGCGGCGGTGCTTTGGGCGGCCTGCAAGACTTCTTGCAGCTCAAGGATCAGCCGCCGCTGGCGACCGTAGTTGGACAGGATGACCAGCAGGTCATCAAAGCTCGCAGCCTTGTGGTCTTCGCGCTGCGCAAGCCCGAGATAATTTTTTGCCTGCCACTCCCAGACGTTGCTCTGCTCAATCAGCATGTCATCTTTACTAGAATAGATGGCATCCTGAATAACAGGGCGAGAGAGTTCCAAGCCATGATCTGCAAGCCTTTTAAGCAGGCGATACAGCCGACGGTTTGCATCGTGCTTGAAGTCTTCAGGATCAAGGCACGCTTCAACCTTTGACCACAAACGCGCGTCCCATATGACGCGGCCAAGAACATAGTTCTCAAGCTCGATGTTCGCAGGCAGATAAGTTGATGCTGCGCGACGATCTAGACCAGCAGACTTTGTAAGACGATCCAGCGCGCCAGCAGTCCAGCCGTCAAAGTCTTCTACGTCCTCATAAGCCTCATCAATTACGCTATGGCCTGCGGTTATAATCTGCCTAAGCGTTGACTTTCTCTTGACAATTTGTGCATAGAAATTGAAATTCGCCGCGCTTGGAACCTCAGAAGATAAGCGAGCTATAAAGTTTGGGCCGCCGACCAGATCGAGCTGACCCTCTGCGTTGAGCTGGTCAGCCAGCGTGATCGTGTCCAGCGCCTCCCCACGCTTGTGCAAGGTGAGCATCGCGCGCCAGATATGGCGGTGGCTCTCACGGTAGAAGTCACCAGCCCGCAACGCGGCTGATAGGGCATCCATGATGCGATTGTCGATAAGCGCAGCGCCGAGCGTTGAGCGCTCGGCCTCATCGTTGTGAGGCATGACGCGGATCGTATCAGAATTGAGCATGATGCAGGTCTCACTAAAAGCCGCGACGCTGCGGGTCAACCAGCGTCGCGGGGTGGGGGAGGTCAGAGAGTGATCTGGTGGTTGTCGGGGCGCGTCATCGTGATGTCCTCAAGGCCGCCGCCGAGCTTGTCGGGGAGCGCGACATCGAACGTCAGCGCGTCAGCATGGACGCCATCCACGACCGTCCAGCCGATCCGCACGGCCTTGATGGCGGGGTGTGGGTTGGCGAGCGTGTAGGACGTGGAGACGCCGGGGAGGCCGCCGGGGTGGCTGGTGTTGGCGATGGCGGTGAGCTTGCAGCCCAGCACGGTCTCAACCGCCTCACGCATGGCAGCGCGGCGCGCGCGCCCATGCTCGGCCCCGCCCTTGAAGCCTGCGCACAGCTCGCGCGCCAGCTCCCTACAAGCATCGACCTGGGGATGATCCACCGCCCACACGCGACGGTCAAAGCGCAGGCCGCGGACATGCGGCGCAAGGTAGGGGTCATGCTCGCCAGCGGCCAGCAGGTCGGCGGGTGTCATGCTGGCGGCCATCCGCTCGGCCAGCGCCGCGGCCTGCGCGCGCGCGACGGGGCTGATGGTGACGCTGATGTTTGTCTTGGTCATGGTGCTTCTCCTGGTGACGCGCGCCGCCCTGATGAGCGGCGCGCTGGGGTGGTCAGAACAACCCTTTCTCGACGTGAGAGAGGGCCGCGGCGAACGTGTCATAAGGCCACTCGGCCAGCGCATAGCGTGTGCCCTTGCTGGCGTTGCCCTCATGCAGCGCCACGAACCAGCCGCCCAGCCGACCAGGCTGGATGGTCACGCGCTCGTTGCCGCGCACAAGGCCGATGAACGGCGTCGGCCCTCGCAGGTCCATCTCTACAAACTCCCAGCCCCCAACCTTCGCGCCGGGGGTCAAGGCCGCGTCAAGAATCTCGTCTTTCTGGCTCATGCTGCGGCCCTCATGTCGTTGATGGCGGCTGTCCAGTCAGCCGCGGTCAGGGTCTCAAGCTCGGGCTGGCGGATCATGTAGTCGCGGAGGATAAGCGCCAGCTCCGCGCCGCTCTTCTTGTACAGGCCGGTCATCTTGTCGTGGTACTCAACCAGCCCAGCGCGACAGCCTAGCGTGTTGACGGGGAGGGGGCGCGGTCCCTCGCTTATCCAGCGGGTGAAGATGCTGTCGATGATCAAGGCGTGTGGGTTTGTCATTGTGGTTTATCCTGTGGGTTCTGTGGAAAAGCCCGCCCTTGTCAGGGGCGGGGCGCTGTATCAGTTGTGGCCGTCGAACTCGCCCTCGTTCACGCGGCGGGTCCACCCGTCGATGAGCTGGCGGATGTTCAGGTTGTCGAGGTCCACACGACCGTTGAGCGCGTGCTTGAACATCTCATGGTCGCGGCCTGTGGTGCGGACCAGCGCGAGCTTCTTGGCGGTCAGCCGGATCTCGTAGGTCTCGCCGTTGGGCGCGGTCAGCTTGATGGGGAACTGGGTCGTGTCGGGTCTCTCATGCTGCGGTCTGTTGCGCTGTCGTCAACCTTGACGACGAGGGAAGATATAAAGCCGGGGCGGTCTGTCGTCAAGGTGTTTTTACACAATTCGACAGCACGCCCAAAAGGTCGCTTTATTCTTCTGGATATTCCTCGGGGAACTTCAGGCGCAACAGGCGCTCAACCTCGGCGTCCACGATGGCGCGCTGGGCGGCTGGCATGTTCGCCAGCGCGTCGCGGGGCTTGACCGGCTCGGGCGGTCCCGTCAGCGGGGCCGGAGCTGGGCGCGGCGCGACACGCTTGGCCTTCGCGGCCAGCCGCTCCAACGCTGCGCAGAAGTAGCGCAGCGGGGAGTTGATGCCGCGGCGGCCCCGCCCCATCGTCTCGAACACCTCCCGCAGCTCGGCGGCTGTCCAGTGCGCCAAGACGTGAAGCGCGAGGTCTGTGTTCGTCGCTGACCAGGGGGCGCTTTGCCCGATGGCGTTGTTCCATGCGCCGATAAACTCGCTCATATCAAGGCGGTCTTTCACCGCCAGCGGCGCGCGGCCCTTCGCGTCGGGCAAGCTCTTATCGCCAGCCGACGCGATGCGCTTGGGGACGTGGCTTGCAGCGGGGCCGCTGGGCGCTTCCTCGGCGCGGTCGGGGCGGATGGTGTCGGCCAGCTCATCGAAGCCCGCAGAACGCGCCGTTGGGGCCTTCTCGCCTGTGTTTGGGTTCTGGCCGTAAGGCTGAACATCATCCCCAGCTCGCGACCTCATGCCGCTCGCCTGCGCGTTGATGATGTTTTTCTTCTGTTCTTCTAAAGCCTGTTCTTCTTTAAGGGGCGGATTTCCCGTAAGCGGATAATCCGTAAGCGGTGATGATGCGCTTTTTTGTGGGGCGTCTTGCGGGTTATCCGCATTTTGACCGCGTTTTTTGGGGGATGAAGGGGTGTTCTTCACCGCTTCCGGCTTTTCCGTAACTGGTGAGCGCACCGCTTCCGGCTTATCCGCAACTTGACCGCGTTTTTTGGGGGAGCTTGGCGGGTTATCCGCAAGCGCGACACGCTGCGCATGGCGCTCATGCGCATCCGCTGCGACCAGCAGGCCGCCGATCTGGTCAGCGATGTCGCGGGCGTTGAGCAGCGCGGGGTCATCCGCGACCGCGTAATGGGTTGAGCCGAGCCGCCCGGCCACGCCGCGCACTTGGACGCGCGCCAGATAGCCCAGCTCTTCAAGCTCGTGGATGGCGGTGTTGATGGCGTCGCGCCCATCGGTCGTCACCGAGCGCAGGGCGTGAACCGACAGGTTGAACCCGTCAGCGTGTGACAGCAGATAAGCAAGAAGCCCGCGAGCCTTGAAGCTCAAGCGGGCGTCGCGCAGCGCGGTGTTGCTGATGCGTGTGAATGGGTCGGCGCTGCGGATCGTAAAAATGCGCATGTGTTGTCCTGTCTTGGGTTGACAGGGTGCGCGTGGTGTGCAAGCTAAACCTTGCATGGTGGAGACCGCGCACCCTACGTTTCATTGACACCCCCGCAGTTGGCTCTGCGGGGGTGTCGTCTTTCTTGGCTCGCCATCGGCGGCGTGTCAATGCCCGATCTCGCGTCCATCCCGAAGCAGCGCCGAACACCAGGCGATGAGCGCCAGCACGAACAGCGGGTTGGTGATGAGGTCGCAGGCCGTTGACCAGGCGTTGAACGTCAGCATGGCGCATCCTGCGCGTCGGGGCCGGGGAGCTGCACCAGGCCGAGGGCGGAGAGGTCGGGCGTGTAGGGCTCATCCTGCGCTGACAGCCGGAAGAACCCGACGAGCTGCGGGTCGTAGGCCATCAGGGCGCGGGCGTAGAAAGCGCGGTGGGCGTTGGCGAGCTTGTAGTCGCCGCCGTTGGTGCGCACCGCCCAGCTCCACCGCAGCCGCTCGTAATAGAGCGCGATGGACCCATGCCGCCAGCCGTCGCGGCGCGTGGCGCTGGCGAGCTGATGCAGCGCGCGGAAGATGTGCGGGTTGGCGTTGTGGAAGGCGATGAAGCGCTCGGTCAGCGTCCCGCCCTTCGAGATCGGCAGAAGGTCGAACAGGGCGAGCTGCCCATCGATGCGCGCGAGGGCATCGGCGCGGATGACCTCCCCGGCATTGGGAACGCGGCGGATCTGGCTGTCTTGGGTCATGGCTGTTCTCCTCACTTCTTGTTGCGGCGGAACTTGTTGGGGTTCTTACAGGTCTCAAAGTGCGTCTTGTGACGCGACTCGTCGGGCTCGATGGTGAAGCCGGGCGGACTGACGCGCGCGCGGTAGTGGCCGGCCTCCGCGTCGAAGCGAACCACGACGTTCCCCTCGTCGCATGGGTCAGCGTCAACGATCATCTGCGCGCCGCTGGCGGTCTTGGCGAACAGGACGCGCGCGCCGCAAGCCTTCTCCTTGCAGGTCTTGACGGTGGGGCGCGGGGTGGGGCGGGGCTCGGCCTTGACCGGCGGCGGCGGGGCCATCGCTGTTTCCCGCGGGCGGTAGGGCGCGGCGCTTCGCCTGGTGACGACCAGCCCGCACGTCTCACAATGGCCGTCGCCGTCACAGGCGACGTGTTCACACCAGCACCAGGGGTCGCGGGGGCAGACGATGAGGTGTCCGCCCGTCTCATCGAGCAGCGCGATGGCGGCGCGGCTCGGTGTGGCGTGGCAGATCGGGCAACGGTGGATCGTGGTCATGACTTCTCCAGATGTTCGGCGCGGAGCTGGGCGGCCTCCGCGCGGTCTTGCAGCTTGTTCAGCGCGTGCTGGTCACGCCCGAGCAGCGCGTCCAGCGTCAGGCCGGGGACGTCGCCGCGTAGCGCCTCGAACAGATCAAGGTATGCGCTGGCGTCGGGCTCGGCCCTGCCCGAACACCAGCGGTACACGTTGTTGCGGACGACTTTACACCGCCGCGCGACTTCGCTTTGTGACAGCCCGGCCATCCCGATGAGGCTGGCGATGCGCTGGGCGGTGATGGCTCGGTCGGCGGCGGTCTTCTTGTGGCTCAAGTCTTCTCTCCTGGTGGATGGGGCCGGGCGCTGCTGATGAGCGCCCGGCGGTGGGGTTGGTCAGGTCAGAGGCAGGGGGCGCAGGCCGCTGGCTTCGCTCAACCAGGTGGGGATGATCCCCTTGTTTAGCGCCTTGCGGATGATCTCCAAGCCTTCAGCCAGATCCGCCGCGCTGTGGCTGTCGATAGAGCTGACCTCGTAGCCCTGCGTCAGCTCCGCGTTGAGCCACAAGCCGACATCATCAGCCGTCGCGCCTTCTTCTTTGGTCATGTAAGCCGACATGGCAAGCAGCGGGCGGAAGGCCGTCTTGCGGTGCCACCAATAATCGACGTCATCTTCAAATCGGCTGTCGATAAACTTCCAGATGTCAGCCGCGGCGCGGTCGGCGCGGCGGCCCTCAACGGTGGTCGGGGCATGGGAGATGCGAACGGTGGCGGGCGTGTGGGTCATGGTCGGTCTCGTGTGCTGCGGTCTGCGGTCAAGTCGTCAACCTTGACGACAAGAGAAGATATAGAGACGGGACGGTCTGTCGTCAAGGTGTTTCTGAATCTTTTTACAAGAAAGCAGAAGGGCCGCATTGTGGGCGGCCCTTCGTGGCGTCATGCCCAGCGGGGCAAGACAAGCGGCTGTGGGTCGGGGCTGTACCCGCGCCAATCTTGAGGCTTCGCCAGCGCGTCGCGGATGGTGTTCATGGCGGCCTGGTACTGGATGCGGCCTGCGCGGTGCGTCGCCTCCGACAGCGTGTAGACCGCGACCGCGTAGGGCGCGGTCTTCTCGACCGCGACCCATGAGTACTCGGGCGCGTCGCAGGGGAGCGCGCCCAGCACGTCGGCGTACAGCGCGGCCTGAAGCGGATATTGCCAGTGCGCGGCGCTGCGGGCGAAGGCGGCATGAGACGCATCGGCGCAGGTCTTGAGGTCCACGATCCCGCCATCGTAGCGCAGGAAGTCCGGGCGCACGCGCACCGGCATCCCATCGACCTGTGAGACCCAAGACGTCTCCGCCTCCCCGCCTCCGATGAGCAGCGCGCGCGCCGCGGGGTGGCGATAGACCTCATCGGCCATCCGCCTCACCGCGTCGAGGTCAGCCTGTGAGAGCAACACCAGCGGCTCAAGACCCTCCGCTTCCCGCGCGGCGTTGACGGCCTGCTGATCCTTGCCGGCTGTGGTGCGCCCATCGAGCTTCAGCGCCAGCAGCTCGCCGGCCAGCTCCGGCTGCAAGATGGCGAGGTGCGCCGCCGTCCCGATGTCCAGCGTGCGCGCCGCGCCGCTGTCCAACTCGCCGGAGCGCGCCGCCCTGTAATGGTCGTAGCTCTTCAGCGCGGCCTTCAGCTCCGATGAGCTGGCGGCCTTGTGCGCGTGGTATGCCGCGCTGCTGACACCGCGCATCCCCAGCGGCCAGCTCCGACCGCACTCCTCATCCAGCCCGAAGACCGGCCACGCCGCCGCGTCGAGATCCAGCAGGCGACCATCAAACGCCTGCGCGTGGCCGGTCCCATAACAACCCGTACAGCGCTCGGTGCGCTCCAAGAAATCCCCAGCATACAGCGTAACGCTACCCTCTCCCCCACACCACTCACACACCAGCTTGTCTTGCATCGTCATCACGGCTCCTTATGCGCCTCGCTTGGCGTTTGTCGTCAAGCTAGACGACAAGATAACAGCAGCGCGCGCGACGTCAAGACGCATTTTTATCGGGATGCGACCGAGCAACATAAAGCCCCGCCTCCGCTGCGTCTTGCAGGGAGGCGGGGCCGAGGATGCCGCGCGCCTCACGACGCGCGGACCGTCACCATAGCTCAAACGCAACGAGCTTGACAAGCCGCGCAATACGAGCGTTTTACAACACTTGCAGGGGATCACTACAAACGCAACCCACGAGACCAAGACCGCCATGACCGACGCCTTCGACCTCCCCACGCCCCGCCTCATCCTGGTGGGGGCGGGCGCGCAAAGCCTCCCCGGCCATCTCCCCGGCCATCTCCCCGCCCGCGCCGCCTTCTGCTCTCCCTTGACCCAGCTCCGGCTGACCGTGGCCGAGCAGCGCGCCATCATCTTCGGCGTCCCTGTGTACTTCGTCAGCGCCGCGCGCGGGCTGGTCGCGCCCGATGAACGGATCATCGGAGGCGAGATGCTTCTGATAGATCAAGACCTCATAAAAGAGACGACAGAATTATTGATAAGACAGCTTGACAATCACAACACTTCCATTGTTGAATTGCACGCAAGTCCTCAAGTCGCGGCGCTGGTCGCTGCGGCATTGAAGGCCAGCGGCGAGCCGCATCTACTGACCGCGCCGCGCATACACACCAACGCCCTGAGTGAAGTTTTCAGGGTATACAAGGAAGCCTGCAAATGACCCGAACCGATTTCCACATGATGAGCAAGGACAAAACGGACGTCTACCTCGTCATCTGCCCCCCGTTCTTTGAGCTGCAAGATCGCGTACACGCCGATGATGGCGGGCTGATCGCCACCAGCGCCAACACCGCCCGCATCAGCACCATCGAGCTGATCTCCAACAGCCAGCATGAGGGCTGCATCATCTCGCGCATCACCTTCCCCTTCCAGCGCGGTGAGGGTCGTGAGCTGGGCGCTGACTTCGCCGCCGGTCTGGACGCGCTGCGGGCTGCGTGGCGCGCGGAGATGGCCCCGCGCGCGCTGCGCGTTGAGCTGGATGACGAGGCGCTGGGGAAGCTCGGGGCCGCTGTCGCGCGCGGGTTGCACGATGCAGCTCAAGCGGAGATGGCTGCGGAGGTCGCCGCGGAGACCGGCGAGGTCTATGCGTCTACACAGGCCGAGCGCGCGGAGGCGGGCGGGGCGTATGTCGCAGAGGTCGCGCGCAAGGATGACACGCAGCTCGCGCGGCTGACTGATCCCGACCTCTTCGCCCTCGCCCAGCGCGCCAAGCAGATCGCAGACATCTTCAGCTTCTGAACCCACCGCGCGGGGCCTTGACCACCCCGCGCCTCACCTCAAGGAACCGCCGCCATGTATCCACGCCAGCCCACCGCCAAGACCTCCCGACCCGCAGCCCCCATCAACAACACCCCGCTCGCCGGGCGCGACATCTGCCGCACGTTCGAGGGCAACGGGGGGTACTCCCTGCGCTCCGGCATCGGCGCATATACCGGCCCCGGCCACGATGAGACGTGGTGGGTCACGGTCATGTACGGCGCGGAGTTCCTCGGCATGTTCCCGGTCCGCTGTGGCTGGGGGACCAGCCCCGCAGCCGCCGCCCGCGCCGCCATCGAGCGCATCATCGACTCGAACCCCTCACACGCTGACGGCCTGCGCGCCATCGCCATCAAGGATTGACCATGAACACCCCCGACCCCGCCGCCCTCGGCGCTGACTTTGACCTGGTGCCGGACCTCTCCCGGTACAACTACAAGACGCTGACGCTGCACTCGACCAAGACTGGGAAGCACTACACCTTCACCCTCAAGACGCGCACCTTTGAGGCGCGCGGGGACCAGCCCGAGCGCACGGTCCGCATCCTCACCTGGTGCGCTGCTGAACCGCTGGGGATGGGGGAGGTCGATGAGGGCGGGGAGGTGAAGCTGTGGCGGCGCGCTGCGGCGAACATCGGGGACAAGGCCGGCCAGCTCCCCAACGCGGTCATCCGCGCGCTGCGCGATCCGCTGTGGGCCTACGAGCGCGGCGTCCGCTTTGAGCTTGAAGCGGTCTGCCGCGTCTGCGGGAGGGCGCTGACCCACCCCGACAGCCTTGACCTCGGCATCGGTCCCGACTGTGGCGCGGAGCTTCACGCCGAGCTGCGCGCGGTCGCGCCCGAACGTCTCGACGATGGCGCAAAGGTCGGGGAGGTGAGGGGGTGGGTTGACCGTGGCCGGCCAGACCTCGCCGGAGCTATCGCGCGCCGCATCACCTCCCCCGACCTTCGCGCCGCTGCGCTTCGCCTCACGATGGGGCGCTGATGCCAGCCGCACGCGGGATGCCGCTGGTGAGCATCGGGGAGGTCACATGGTACAGGACGCGCATCGATGAGCTGACGAGCATGGCGCTGGCTCAAGGGACGCAGCGCGGCCTGTGGTGGACAGCGCAGGTCACGCGCGTCGTGCGCGCGGAGCGGGTTGATTACTACGCCTCCGCACAGGTTCAGCCCGCGCCCTGGTCCGCAGAATGGACGCCGCCGCCGCTGCGCATGGCCGAGCGCCACGACAGCATGAGTGAAGCGAAGCGGTGGGTTCACGCCGTCGTCAGCGATGCGCTCTAAAAACATCAACCCCGCAGCGAAGGGTGGGCGCTGCGGGGTTGATGCGGAGGATGCAGATCCGCGCTGGTGGTGCGGTGAAGTGACGATGCCGCGCCGACCGCGGCGCGTCAAGCCCTATTTGATCAGCCACGTCACGACGCAGCCCGCGGCCCCGAGCCCGACCGCGCCCAGCACTACGCCCGCGCTGCTGTCCGCCGACCACGCCGCAGCCCCGACGCCCAGCCCCGACACGCAGACGCCCAGCGCACCGCCGCGCCACGCGCTCCAACGGTCCGCCTCCCGCGCGACCAGCAGCGCATGAGCAGCGCGCACGCCGTCAAGGGCTGCGCGATCCGCCGCGGCCTGCGCCCGGAGCTGCTCGGCCCCGCCCTCACACATGTCCGCCCGCTGACGCGCCGCCTTCCCCTCATCGATGGCGCGACGTAGCAGACCGTCGGCTTGCTCGGCCTTCTGCGCCGCAGCCTGCGCCCGCGCCTGGTACACACGACAGACGCACAGGTCATGCCGCGTCCACCCCTTGACCAGCTCCGCGTCAGGGGCGCACGCCGCGTCAGAGGCCGTCACGCCCTGCGCCGCGGCGGAAGGCGTCCAGCTCATCGTCAGCACTATCGAGAGGGCGCACAGCAGCGCCCACGTCATCCAGCTTCGTCGCCTCATGCTCGATCTCCTCAAGGGCCTCGTTGGGCCGCTGTTGCGTTGGATGGGGCGCAGACGCCCCGACATCAAGACCTCCCCCGCGCGGCGGCGCGGTGGGGCTATTTGGGGCCTTGCGCGTGAACAGGGCGATGTATCCGCCCAGCGCGACCAGCGCGCCGGCCACGCCCGACGCCCACCAGGGCAGACGCCCGCGCCCGAAGTACAGCGCCGCGACGCCCAGCAGCGCGACGGCCAGCGCCGCCATCTGCCACCAGGTCGCCTCATTCAGCATCGGCGGCCTCCGCAGCATCGGCGTCAAGGATGGGTTCGCTGGTCTCGCAGAGGTCGCGCACGATCTCTTTCAGGTCCGCCCGGTCTTCCTCAAGGTTGGTGAGGTAGCGCTCGGCCTGTTCAGGGTTGGTCTTTGCCAGTTTTATATATGTGGCGAGGTGAATATCTGATGCCTCAAAAGCGGCGCGCAGGCGCACAAGGCCGCTGTGAAGCTCGGTCCACTTGCGTTGCAGCTTGGCAAAATTGTTGTTGTCTTTCTTGCGATCTGCGCGAAGCTCTTTCACCTCGGCGCGCAGATCCTTGACCGCCTCATCGACCATCTGCCGCGCGATGGTCGCAAGGTCGCGGTCAACCTCTTTGTCCTTGCTCTGCGCCTGACGCAGCGCGGTGAGGTAGCCAAGCCCGCCGGTGGCGAGCCCGACCACAGCCGTCGCCACGATCTGCGCGACGCTGACTTCAGGCATCGGCCCCCCCGTCAAGGCGGTGGTCCCGCTGCTGTAAGGTCTGCTTGTAGACCTTGATGGTCTGGCCGGAGACCGACCCCGCGCCAGCTCCGGCGAACGCGCCCAGCAGCGCGAGGTCTACGCCCCACGTCTCCGGCGGCGCGAACCCGGCCAGACGCAGACACAGCTCGAACGCGCCGGCCATCCCGGTCCCGATCCCGAGCAAGATCGGCAGGACGGGGAGCAGCAGCACGACCACGCGCCCGGCCGTCGTGAGGTCGGGCGCGTGGACGTTCACCAGGCGCTTGATGATGGCGACGATGCCGCCGATGATGGCGGACCAGCCCGACAGCAGCGCCATCAAGCCCATCAGGTCTGTCGTGTTCACCTCTCACCTCCCGCGGCCAGCCAATCGTTATAGTAGCCTGCCGCTTTGGCGAACCTGTGATCCGCGCCATACGCCTTGATGTTGAGGTCGAGGGCCTCCGCGTAATACACGTTGCCGCAGTTGTAGGCCCCATGCAGCAGAAGCAGATCTTCGGTCTTGTTCTGGCCGGCCTCATAGCGCAGGTAGGCCGCGCCCAAGAAGATGCTGTTGGCCGGGATGTACAGGTCTTGACGCACCAGCTCCCGCGGTCGCCCATCGATGGGGGAGCTGGGCGACCACCCGGTCTCGACGCACATGGCGCGCGCGGTGCGGAGAAGGGTCTGCATCAGGCCGGCGGAGATCTTGCCCGGCGTCGCTTCGTCGGAGATGTAGCCGGGCTCGCGGCGGATGCTGATGGGGTCGCGGCTGAAGCTCCCCTCGACCCTGCCCGACTCACACAGCAGGACCGACGCGATGAGCGCAGGCGACAGCTTGAAGCGCCGCGCCGCCGCCACGATCAGAGCCCCATGATCGGCGCGGAGCTGGGCCGCGGTCTGCGGTGTGCCGCGCGTCCTGATCGCGCCGTCTTTGTCCAGCACGAAGTGAGCCTTCGCATCGTCAGCGACGTGCTTCAGCCCTTGCTCAAAGACCAGGCGACCATCTTGCAGGTAGCGCCAGCGGTCGCCGCCGCCGAAACTTTGCCATTCTGTTGACATGACCTTCTCCTCTTTGGTGCGTTGTGATGCCGCGTCTTGCGGATGCTTTGAGCTTTACAGGTTTCGGGCGGGGCTGGTCAAGACGACAACGCCCCGCAGACCTTGATGGGTCTGCGGGGCGTTGAGGGTCAACCCTGACATCGGGGCCAGCACGCGCGCTTTTGCGCGGCTCCGGGCTGGCTCGGTTCGCTGCTGGTCTGTGGATCAAACAGGGCAACTTCCGCATCACGTTCATGCGGCATGGTCGAACTTGCACAGCGGCGCGGCTGTGTCAAGGCGTGTCAAGGAAACGACCACTCCATTCAAAGGGGAAATTTGGCACGTTGTCCGGGTAATTGATTGCCCAGACACTATTATATTTAACCATACAGGCACCAGCGGGGGCTTCATACCGATCCCTATAATCTTGCGCGATGTTGTGGCCCCCGATCTCTCGCATAACGTCATCGCGCACATGGCCCTTATCGTTCAAGCCTTCCACCACTCGCAGCCTGTACCATATGAAGTTGCCGCCACCATCCTTGCGGTTAGTGAACGTCAGGGTCTTCTGCCCGGTCAGCTCCCAGTTGGTCTTAGCCGTGCCCGCAGATGTGCGCCCGTCCACCCAGCCGCAGAAGCCCGCCGCGCCTGTGCCACCCGCGACACCAAAGCTCGTGGTCGCCGTCGTCATGTACGCCCATACAAGCGCAGCAAGGAAGGTGTCCCCCGGCGTGATCGAAGTGAGGACATCACCAATAACCCCGACCGTCGCGGCGTCGCGGTCGCCGCCCGCTGCCTTATAAAAATAGCAGGCCGGCGCAGACGGGTTGTCATCAAAGGAGACCATGAGATCCGTCAAAGACAGGTCCGTTGTAGAGGTCAAAGGGATCAAAGCGCCGCGCGGATTTTTGGTGTGAGATGGCAAAAAGTTTGCCATCTTTCCCGCGGTATTCCACGGGAGGTTGGCCGTTCCGGGGTTAGTAAAATCCCCCGTTCCATATGTGAGATTTGTTGTGTTCGTAAAGGCTAATTCGTAATCATCAGTAACCGTGTCTGTGTTGAAGAATATCAAGAAATAAGGCACCGTGGTTGAGTAGTTTCCTGTGGCAGGTGTCACATCAACATTCTGAACATAGTTGAGGCCGATGCTCGCGCCGCCCGGCTGCATGGTGTCGCCACGAACCAGCGCATCCTGTGCTTGATCCCTTCCTGGGAAGACGAACAGCCACGACTTATTCAAGACGGTGTTCTTCACCTCGAACGCATACATGTCCGAGTTGGTGGCAGCTTGCCAATAAGCTATATCCGAAACCTTCCAGTCAGCATCAAGCCCCACATTCCAGTTGTTGCCGCGCCCATCGCCCGACCGCATCGCGTCGCGCACGGCTTGCACATAGGCTTGCGCCACCGCACGACCGCCAGCCGCGTTGCTGGTCAGGTTTAGCGGTGATGCGTTGAGGAACATGGCGGGGACAAGAAGCGGGAAGACAAATGAGAACATCGCCATTTATGGACCCTCTGAGACCTTGACGGTCTTGTCATATGTTGGGGCTGTTACAGTGGGGGCAGTTTCGATATTTGGGAACTCGTGATCCCAATTCAATAGCCCGCCGTCATCGCCTGGTGTGTTGCGCTCAAATAGCCCGCCGACGCCGACGACTCCGGCGACGACCGGCGGGGCCGGTACGATGGGGTAGATGATCATGGCTGCGTCCCGGTTGCATTGGCCCAAAGGACCGTCACGGTCCCGCCCGTCAGCGTGAGCAGCTCGATGTACACGCGCTTCGCGCCAGCGCAGCGGATGCGCTGCGTGGCGCTGCGGCCGGCCGCGACCGCGCCATCGGAGGCCGCGACCTCATCCCATGCGTCATCAGCAGTAAGGAGGCCGTCCCATCGGAAGTGCAGGCGGTATGTGCAGGCTTCGCCGGTCTCGCATCTCACGCTGAAGACGCCCCACTGGAAGCCCGAGCAGTCAAAGCCCACGGTGTCGGCCAGCGGGTCGGGGGTCACAGCGTTGGGCGCTCCGTTCGGAGCGGTCAGCTCGATCTTGGTCTCCCAAGCCAGCCCCATCCCGCTCTCTCTCCGCGCTTGTTCGGTCAATGTTGTGGTCACGTCTCATCCTCGGATGGCCCCGGCGGCCCTATTTGGGGCCTTGCCGGGTCTGTTTGGTTGCGGGTGAAGGTCAGGCGGTGGGGTCGAAGACGATCAACTGGTAGCGCCCGAAGCCGCCGCCGTTCAGGTTGGGCGGTTCGGCCAGCGCGCCGGCCGCGTCGAAGTATTGCAGGATGACGGTGTTCGTGTCGAAGACAACGCCCGCGAAGTGGCCGACGGCCGTGGTGGTGTTGCTGATGGCAGGGAAGGCGATGGCGACGCCGTTGGCGCTGGGCAGGGCCTCGCTCAAGCTGACGAAGATCTGCTTCTCGGTCCCGCCCTGGTATTCGATCTCCAGCACGCCGCCGGTCTGGCTGTTGATGGTGTAGGTGTAGGGCGGCGTGGGCGTCCCGCCGGGGTGGGAGAAGTTCGCCGCCTGGTACGCCGTGTTGCGCGCGCGGATGATGCCGCGCGCGCTGTCGGCCGCGTTGCGGACGTAGACATATCCGGCCGCGGTGCGCGCGCGGATCTTGTCGGTCGTGGCGATGACGTGGGCGACCAGCTCCCCGAGCCGGATCTTGCCCGACGGGTCTACGTCATCCCATGCCCGATCTGTGATGATCATGTCGCCAGCGGCCAGATCGCCAGCGCCCGCCTCTTGCAGCGTAAAGAGCTGATAGCCCTTATCCGCTGCGATCTTGAACAGGCCGATGAACAGGTTGCCCGCTGCCTGAAGCTCGTTGGACGTCAGCAGGCCCTGCATCGACGAAGCGCCGCGGCGGTCGAAGATGTTGGCCTGCGTGACGTTCACCACGCTGGGCTCGCGGATGACGCTGGCGATGCGCAGCCAACCATCCCCAGCAGGGGCGACGCCCGGAGCGCCGCCGGCCACGCCCTGCGTGACCTGTACCTCGAGCTTGTACTCCCTGGTCAGCGCGTGGTTCTCGACGCGGATGGGGCCGGTCAGCGTGTCCTTCACGTTGAGGCTGGTGACGTCGAGGTCTTCGTAGATCGCGCGAACGAAAACACCATCCTCCCGGTTCGACCCCGCGCCGTTCGTGCCGACGGTGGTGGTGAGGTCGGCCTCGGCATAGATGGGCCTGACCTCCCCCGACCAGTCGGGGTCATCCGCACCGCCCGCGTCACGGTACCAGCCCAGCCCGCGGCGGATCGTGATCTGGTTGGTCCCTTCGACGGCCTGAACGCGGAAGGCGTCCCCGAGGTATCCGGCGGTGGTCGATGCGCCGGCTAGCGTGCGGCCAGACAGCAGCTCGGCCAGCGTCATCATCATCTGGAGAGGCGCGCGCGCGGCGCGGTTGAGCAGGGTGCTGTTGCCCTGTGTGTTGGGCGGGGTGATGGGGCGGCGTAGCTTCTGCGACATGCTGGTCTCTTGTGGGGGATGGTCAGAGGATAAAGCCCGAGGTCGTGCGCCAGATCAGCGCGACGTGTGGGTCTTCTGGGGTATCTACGATTTCAAGCCGATGCGCAACACCGGCGGGGGTCAGGGCGTCCAGCGTGCGCGCCAAGCGGCGGTATGGGTCGCGCTCAAGATCGGCGTCAAGGTGGGCGAGAAAGGATAGATCCTGATAGAAGTCTACATCCAGATACTCCCCCGCTGGTGAGGTCACAGCCTCGAGCAGCGGACACGACACGCTGACCAGGTGAAGCGACCCACCCTCGACCGTCAGCGGCCCCACGACGACTCCCGCGATGTCCCAATAAAAATCGAGATCCCAGCACAGAAGGCGGGGCTCGGCATAGGTCAGCTCGACCGCCTCCCGCGCCAGCGCCGCGGTCATCTCATCGACCAGGTGGCCGGGCGTCGGTCCCCGCCCGGAGACGTAGGCGCGCGCTGCCACGTCCTCATCATCCTCCCATGCGTCGCGGGGCCGCAGCCCGAGGTTGGTGAGGATGGCGTCAAGGTCTGAGCCCGTGGCCGTCAGGCGGTCAAGCCGCCCCGTCATCGCGTCAAGCGCGAGGTCAGCGGCCCTCATCCCCCACGCCAGCGCCTCAAGCACAAGCCGCCCGATGGGGTCATCAGCGACAAACAGCGGGGCCTTCTTCTTGAGCGCCTCGAACAGCTCATTTAGGGTGCGCGCCATCTCACACCCCCACAACGTTTGTGGGGGCCGCAGCGGGCCGCCACGCATCTAACACGGCCTTGACCGCCGCCACCGCCTGAGCTGAGCTGTACGGGGCTGCTGGCGTCACCGTCAGCGTGATGAGCCCGGTGGTGAGGTCCTCCGTCACCACCCCCGAAGCCACCCCCGTCAGGCCACCGCTGTTGAGCAGCCACGTCAGCGCCGCCACCGTGCCCCGTACCAAGCCGTTGACGAGGTAATCATCAACGCGCGCGTTGTAGTCCTCATCTGACTCACCCGTTAAGCGGTCAAGCCTGGGCTCAGGCCCAAACAGGTTCTTGATGAGCGCGTCAAGGTCTGAGCCCGTGGCCGTTGAGCGGAAAAACCGCCCAAAGAACCTGTTGGCCCGCCTGATGGCGGCCTGAGCTTGAGCTGCGCCAAGCGCCGCGATGGCGTCAGGCCATGACCCCGCCGTGAAGTCATCAAGCTGATGCTCCGTGTCAGCGATTAAGACGCCAGCCACCTCATCATAAAGCTCATTGAAAGTAGGAACTGCCATCTCATCACCTCACGTTATCTTGATTGTTGGCAGGCTGAGCCGCTGACCGCTGACATTTACCACAATATCAATTGTAGTTAATGAGCCATCGACTCTATTTATTTTTACGGTGTACCCTTCGATATACCTTAGAGTGTCAAGAAGCGCCTCAATACTAAGATTAAGGCGCTTTAACATGTCCGGGGTTGGCATCTTCCCTGAGTAAGAACCCAAGCCGCCCCCTATCGTGGGGCGGTGGAGCAGCTCCCCCGGGGTCATCCACAAGAGGCGCACGATGCGCTGAGCCACCATGTCAAGCCCGGAGGCCGTCCTCAGCCCGTGGGCCCCGCCCGTGACCTCAACCCGCTCAGCGGGGGTGTAGATGTCTCTTATCTGACCGCTCATGTTCATGCTCCCTTGATGAGCCCGAGCTGGGTTTTGAGTATCGCGAAGGCCGGATTGACCACGGGCTGAGGCCCGTTGGGTGTGGCTACCGTGGCCGTGGTGATCGCGGTGATGAGATCATTGATAAGCCCAAGCACGGAGCCCGCCGCCCCGCCCATATCCACCGTGCCCCCAGGCTGAGCGCGCAGGTAAGACCCGCCCGCGTTGGTCAGCTCAAATGCGCCGCTTGGCGCAAGGCTGAGCGTCGCGCTGATGAGCCCCGTGGCTGAGCGCGCCGTCAGCTTGACCGCCCCGCCCTTGGTGACAAGATGCCATGTCTCCCCATCCCCCACGCGCCACAACAGCTCATCCCCGGCTGCGGGCTCAGAAGCAGCCAGCGCGGTGAAGCCCAAGAAGTAAGCGTTGGACATGTCACCGCGCGGGCAAACGATGAGCCCGGGCTCGTCAGCCCGGGGCTTGCGAACGATGGCCCCTGCGGCTCCTCCGCTCAGGTTCAGCACATCAGCCCATAGAGCTTGCCCCGTTTCCACCACCACCACGCGCACCTGCACCGTCCCGCCCTCAAGGTCAAGCTCACCCGTACAGGTGACCTCAAAGATACAACCTATTTCAGACTTCATCGTCGCCAAAGTAGATAAGATGGAGCCGCGCATCATGTCACCTCGATAAAGTTTACAGCCTCAACGCTGAGCGAATAGCCCGAGGATTGGCTGAAGTTATGGTTTGCGCTATCCACGAAGAAAACCTTGTCTAGCTCGCCCCATGACTTCGCCAAGGCCGTTGCCACGCGCGTTGCATAATTGGCCCTCAGCAGGGCCTCGGCCCGCCCATCCTCCGATGATGCTTTATCCACAATGCTCCTGATGCTCCTGTCAATGTATAGGCGCACCGCTGAGCCGTTTGATATGGCCGTGGCTGGATAGCCAAACCCGGCTTCTTGTATACTCCCGCCGTATGGCTGTTGATGTAAATATAATTCTTTTGTCTCGAAACTTATCTTGAGCTGTTGCTGAGAGAAGTTTTCCCAAATGCCGCGCGCTATGCGGCTAAGGTTGGCTTCTGTCGGCTCCGCTGCACGGCCCCAAAACTCACGATAAACAACCTCCTTTGACCTCTCAGTCTTGCCATCTGACTTGACAATTTTAATTGTTGAGTTGGCAGGGTTGGGCCACGTCCCTGTAACGCGCTTGCCCGTGGCGGGGTCACGCGCCCACACGAGAACGTTAGGGATGTTGTCAAGTCTAAAAGACCGCTCAAGACTTAGTGAGCTAAGGTTATATCCATCAATGAAAATCGGGATGTTATCGGGGCTGCCAAGGATGATGTTTCGTGGGGGCTGCAAGATCACCTTGTCCGCCTTGACCACCGCGATGAGGCCCGCCGCGCGCGCGATGCGTTGAATGACATCCCACTGCTTGTCATCAGGCTTGGCCGTCAGCTCAGCCCCCTTCTTGCCCTTGCCCTTGGGCACCACCGGGGCCGCACCTTCGAAGGCCGCGACCACCTGCAGCGCGCGCGTGTTGGGCTTGAGCGCGATGACCTCGCGCACCATATCTACAACGCTTTTCCCCCTTTCGATGACGCTTGTACCCCAAGAGTTATCGAGAAAAAACCCTGTATAGTCACGCCCGCTCAGCTTGACGGTGGGCCGCTTATCGTTGTTAAAGGACAAGGTCATCTTGTCATTATGACCCAAGATAAGCCTTGACCTGTCATCGCGCACAAGCTGAGCCCCAAGGCTCCCCACATCCCCCACGAATATCTCAGCCACCACCGCGCTCAGCGAGGTGGGGTCTGTCGGGAACAAGCTCGCATCAAGGGTCAGGCTGAACGTGTCCGCGCTCGCGGTATCGTTGCACTGAACCTCTAGCTCGATGGGCTCAACAGCCTCCAGCTTGATGAGGTCTGAGGCCCCAAAACGGGCCCCTGAGCTGAAGGCCAGATTGACGAGGGCTCGGGGATAAAAGACACGTTGGGAAGGGCTCAGCGGGCTTGGTTTGGGCATGGTGTGCGCTCAGGTTGAGGAGGGCTTGGTGGGGATGATGAGGGTCTGGCCCGGGGTGATAGTGTCGTCGTCAAGGCCGTTGCCATCAGCGATGAGGCTCCATAGCCCGAAGTCGCCATAGTAGCTAAGCGCCAGCCCTTGCAACGTCTCACCACCCTTGACGGTGTGTGTCCTCAGCGACGTGGGTGTTGCTACCGCCGCGAGGTCACGCGCCACGCCCAGGGTCAGGCCCCGCAAAGCCCGGGCCTCAGCGAGCAGGTCATCGCGCCACAGCTCAGCCGTCAGCAGCTCAGGCCCGGTCACATCGCTCAGCGTGGCCGCCCCCGCCGCGCGCAAGGCCCGCGTCATCTCCGCAAGGCCCCGAAGCGCCCCCGAGGCTGAGCGGGTCATCTGGCGCGCTACCTCAGCGGTCAGCTCAGCGTAATAGACCACCGCGCTCAGCTCCGCGACCATCACCCCCAAGCTGTTCTCCGCCGCCGCCCAGGCGTACAGGATGCGCTGCGCGAAGTCATCGCGCACGATGGGGGGCCGCGCGGTGACCAGCGCGTCAAGACTCAGCGCGGCCTCGCTCAGCTTTGAGGCGTTGTCAGTCGGGGCCGCCGCCAACACAAGCGTTGCAGGGCTTGGAGGCCGCCTATAAAGCGGCTCAAACTTGATATTGTATTTAATTCGTTCTGGTGTCTCCTCCTCAAAGTAAGCATCAAGGAAGCCCCACCGTTGGTCATTGTTATAGCCAAGCCTGATGAGGTCGCCAGAATACAGCAAGCCCTCCAGCGCGCGCCGAAGGGCTAGGGCGTGGCCCGCGCCGTTGCCCGTGTATGCGTCATCGAACACGCCCGACAAGTCAACGGGCACATCCTCCGTACCAAGCACCTGAGCTGACGTGTTGTCCGTCCCGACATAGCGCGTCACCTCGCGCCTTATGCGCCCTCCCCATTGGATAGGTCCTTCGGGCAAGTCATTTCCATCAATGATAACTTGCTCGCCCGTTCTGTGGTTCTCTAGCACGATAGATGGGGTGGTCATTATGTGTACCTATCAACAGATATGCGCCCATTTGTGAACACGTCATTCAACAGGTCTGAGATAGCAAACGCGATGCGCTCCGGGCTCGCGTCAGTCTCAATCTTCTGTTCAATTTTGATGTGGACAACGGGCGGCTTTTTGTTGTCACCAGCGGTCTTCTCGTCTTGCTCTTTGAGCTTCTTGAGCCGGGCCTCCTCAGCCCGCTTGCGCTCCAGCGCCTCAGCGTCAGCCGTCATCTTGTCGCGTCGCTGGTCAGCCAAGCCGAAGCCTTGCTTGAACGCCGCTGACGGGTCTAGCGCCTTGAGGCCAGCCATACCCCCGCCCGCACCTTCAAACTGCATATAGAGGGCCCCCAAGCCCCCGCTGATGCCCTCGATGACATACGCCAAGAAGCCCAGGCCCTTCACGAGCTGAGCAACGGACCAAATGACGAAGCTGAGGGTGTTGGTCAGGCCCTCACCGAGAAGGGTGGTGAATTGCTTGACCATCCCCGCCGCCCCACCCTCGCCAGCCCCGAAGCCAAAAGCCCCCGCGAGCTTATCCAGCTCCTTGAACAGCAGCGCGACCATATCGTGAAAGGTGCCCGTGGCCGCGTTTGTCTCGTCTTGCAAGACCTGCATGACGCCCACAACGGCCCCGATGGCGAGGCCCACCGGGCCCGCAAGCCTGAGCAGAGCCGTCAGGCTTGTGGTCACCGAGCTGAGCCCCACCGCGCTGAACAGGCGGCCCAAGCCCCCCTTGACGCCCCCTCCGATGGCCGCCGCTGATGTGCCCGCGACCATGCCCGCGCGCTGGAGGCCCGTGCCCAACAGCCACTTGTCCGAGCCCATCATCCCCGTCAGGCCCAACGCCCCCGCCGCGCGGGCCCGAGCCGCCGCCCCGCCCGCCTGAGCCACCATGAGCCCACGGCGGCCCGTTGACGCGATGCCCCACCGGGGGTCACCCACCACGCCAGCAAGCCCGAACATGTCCACCGCCCCGCGTGACAGGGCCCCGGGCGCACGTCTGAGCGCGTCACCCGCGCGCCACGCCCCGAAGCGCGCCGTCAAGGCCGCCTTGCCCCCAAGCCCGCTCATCGCCCAATTATCCGTTCCCCTGAGCGCCATGGGCACAAAGGCTGAGCCCACCGCTGACGCGCGCTGCCCGATGTTGAAGCTGCTGAGCCTTGACGCCACCCCGCCGCCCACCGTGCCGATGCCCGCTGATGCCCGCGCCCCCAAGACTTGAGGCCACGAGCTGAGCGCGGTGATGACGTTCTGAGCCCCAAAAGCCTTCATAGCCAGCAAGCCCGCTGAGGATGCCACAAGAACATCAACATTCTTTGCGGCATACATCGCCGCATCTCCGAACACTTCAAAAGCCTGGGTCAGCTTTCCGCCAATAGCCTCCGCCGTTTTGGTCACATAGTCTTCATTTTTCTCAAACCAATCATTGACCTCTTGGAGCTTGCCAGATAACAGCTCGGTTAGCGGCTCGCCAACGGTCAAAAGTATATTATTAGCCACATCCCCGAGTGATGCTATTTGGCCTCCAATCGTCTTATTAAGAAGGTTGTTAGCATCATCAAATGAAGCAAGAACTTTGTTGACTGCATCGAACGTCTTTCGATTGTCCTTTACCGCTATCTTGTTAAATTCCTCAACAGCCTTTGAGCCCGTTGACTTGATGCCAAGCTCCTGCATCAGTGGTGTCTTGATGCCATTGAATAACCTGTTGTCAGACCCGGCTTGACCACTTGTTATCTGCAAAAGCTGCTGAGCGCCAAGCTCATAATCCGAGCCAAGCAAGACGTTTGAAGCGGCGGTGGCGCGCTTGGCGAAGGTGACCAGCTCGCTGTTGCTAGGAGCGATGCCAGCGATACCGGGCAACACCGTTGAAGTGATGTTAATGAGGTCTGACGCCTCTCCCTTCGTCTCCTTGGCGGCCTTGCGCAAGTCGCGCGTCAGCTTGGTGGCCCTGTTCATGTTGTTTTCAAACGTGCCCAGGCCGTTGAGCGTCAACAGCGAAGCCACCGCGATCTTTGACTCGGTGGCTTCGCTGTTGAGCTGTACAAGGTGCTTGCCCAGGCTGCCGAACACGCTTAGCGCGGCCCCGCCACCTAACGCCAGCAGGGCCCCGCTAACGCCACCGAGGGCCTTGCTGGCGTTATCCGCCTTGGTGGTGATGCCATCGAGCTGCGACCCCGCCCCCTTGTCTTGCACGCTATATCGAGCCACAACCTCATACATCGCTCCGAGCATCACACGGCCTCATTTGGGCTTGGGGTTTTCCATTTCGATGAGCTTAGATAGCGCGGCCCATCTCCTGTATAATTTGGAGATGGGCCACTTGCTCACCGCTTCAATGTCTTGGTACGCCCACCGTCCCATTCCAACCACCCACCTATTCAGCATATCATAAGTCTCTTTGCTTAGATAAACTGTATAAAGCGGGTTTGCCTTTGTTCTTGGTTTTAGGCGGAAATCAAGACCTTCACGGTCACGAGCCTCAGCGTCGGTCAGGCTCGCTTGAGGCTCGACATAAAAGCCTCAACATCGTCATCAGGAGGCGTGGTCATAAACTCCAAAGCCTTGACCAAGAAGGTGCGCTCGTACATGGTCAGATATTTGTTGATGCCCTCGCCTTCAATGTCTTGGAAGCTGACCTCCACGTTGCCCACCGCCACCAAGCTCAGCCGGAGCTGAGCCCACTGAGCCTCGATCATCGCGCGCTTGTCATTACCCCGCTTGATATAGGGGTCAATGAGGTCAAGGGCGTTCACGATGATGGCCTCGGTGGGCTCGCGCATGATGATCTGCTTCTTGCTACCGGGGATTAGGGCCGTCCAGTAACCCTCGCGGCCTTTGTACTTGTCAAGCACGTTGACCGGGGCGGGGGGCGGTGTGACATCCATGGCGGTATTGCTGTTGTCGTTCATTGTCTGGCATCCTCATTTGTGTTTATGAACCTCGCCTTTGCTTCATCTTGAGCTAGGCGGGGTTCATGTTTATCATCGCTCATCAGGCCACGCAACCATCATGCAATACGGATGCGCGGCTCGGTGGTGAAGTTGACCGTGACCGTTGACGGGCTATCCGTCTCCGGGTTGTCAGTGTTGACGGTGAAGCACGCGCCTGGGTAGCGGTAGCTGCGCGACGTGCCCGTTGCTGGATAGTACTCGCGCTCGAACAGCTCAACCTTGTACTCGCTCAATCCGTCAAGGTAATTCGAGATAATATCGTCGATGATGTCTTGCATCACCGGGCCTTCAATCTCGAAGGTTGCTGAGCCGCTGTGACCGTCCACCGTCTGACGAACGGGCTTGATGCGCGTACCTAAGCGCTTCTGGCGCTCAACATTAGAGTCGAGATTGATGGAGCAGCTTGTGGGGTTGATGGTGCGCACCAGCTCGCCAGTGCGAGCCTTGTAGAACCTGAATTGCTTATCACTTCCGCGCGAGATTGTCATTTGGGGCCTTTGCGGGCTTCTTACGCCCTGAGCGTGGGGTTTATCTCATGCGCCCCGCCGAACAGCTCAGCGGGGCTATTTGGGGCCTTGGGCTCGACGTTAAGCCGCCGCCGCCACCTCTTCAATGATGATGTCCTCACCCACCGTCAGGTTGAGGATGATGAACCTCATCTCACCAATGAGCTTCACCTTGACTTCATAGATGACCTCCGCCCCGGTCTTGCTCACAAGACGCGCGCTAAAGGCTTCGATAAACTGCGTTGTGGGCACCGTTGGATCACCCTTCAGAAGCGTCAGGAGGCTGCTCATGGCGACCAAGGCCCCATCTGTATAAAAGCTAACAGACGGCTTGTTCTGATAGGGCATCAAGGCGGCCCCGAGGTTAATACCCACGAGGCGCTTGAGCCGCTGAGTCATATCAGACGGCGCGTCAGGGTCGGAGGTCAAGCCGCCCTTGACCTTGAACACCCCGGCTGCGCCCGGGGCTTGTCCGGGCCGCCTGATGGGCTCAAGCGTCAGCACGCCAGCCACCTGAGCCTGCTTGTACTCTTCGGAGCCCAACACAAGGCCGGGCTCAAAGCCAACAACAATGCCCAGGAGGTCTTTGTTGTCGTAGTCCGCGAGGCTTCTGTTCGGGGGGATTTGAGACAACACAGAAGCGATGAGCGCGTTTAGATACACGGTGCGCACCCCGCTCACATAGCTCTGCGTGTATTTGTGCGCGCAGAGCCTGATGTTCACATTTTCAATCGCCACGCCAAGGGCGATGTTGGCCGCGAAGTCAGCCCCGGTGAGCTGCGCGATGACATCCATGTTCTTCAACACAGCATGAGCCCTGAGCGCGGTGGTCAGGGCGGAGGAGCCGCGCTCAGCGAAGAACGCGAAGCCGCCATCCTCAGCGCCCTCCAAGACCCGCAGGCCCACCACTGACGAAGGCCCGCCCGTCAGCTCAGCGTCGCTCACAGCGTCGTCATCGCCCCCGGTGAGCGCTACCGCCACCGCGTCAGATGCGGGGAGGGCCTCGCTGGCGTCAGCGTCAAGCCATGTCATCGTGACCCACTCAGGGCTCAGCCCAGCGAAGGCCGTTGTCGCGCGGTCGAGGTTCAAGAACTCTTCATAATACTGGCCGAAGCTGATCTTGAGGTTAAACAGATCATCGGTCACCTTCTCATACTTGACCATGATCTGATTGCCGCCATCGCCCTTGTACTTGGCATCAACCCGAAAGATGTTCTCCGGGGTTGCGCCCGCGATGGTGCGGCTCGCCCTGGCCGCCGCCGCCGCCTCAGCCCTGACGATGAGCAGCGGGCCCCACGCCTTCCCGATGAGCGCGCGCGGCCCCGCCCAATCCTCGGGGATGGCGACCCCGGCGAAGAAGGTCTTTGCGAGCTGCTCCGGGCTCGTGATGCGAACGATCTCGTTGACCGGGCCCCACGGGAACTCTCCCACAACCTTTGTGATGTTTGTCCCGATGATGCGAGGGCTCGCGCTGACCTCGATGTTATTGATGAAGATGCCATCTTGCGCCCGCTGCTCAAGCGGGTTTGACGTGTAGATGATGCCCATATTAGGCTCCCTCGTAGGTGGTGATGTGTGTGAACTCCGCTGCGGGTAGGATGTCAACCCGGAGCTTGTTCAGGTCCGCTGTGGCCCTGATTGACAGACGCCGGACAGCATCATCGCTGTCATCGGCATCAAGCTGTTGGTCGCTGGTCCAGCGCACGCGCGCCAGCGATCCGTTAGAGTTTGCCAGCACCAGCCGCAGCCCTTGCGGGTCGTCAAGGTCTGGGCGGAAGATGCGCTCGAGCTGCGGCTTCAGCGTGTAGCGGTCGGTCTTGCTGGACGTCCACAGGTCCAGCGTCAGCGCCACCGTCAACCGCTGCTCAACGCGCACGACGCTGACGGTGGGCGGATCTGACAGCGGGACCGGCGTGACGCTCACGACCTCGCCCAGCACATGCGCGCGCTGGACGTCGCCCGACGTGATGGACAGCGCGGGGAGGTCCAGCTTGTCGAAGCGCGGCCACTCCCTGATGACCTTCAGCGGTCGCGGCGCGGGGGTGGGCGGCGCGGGTTGACCAGGCACCGCGGGCGGGGTCGCCAGCGCGGGGACCGTCAGCGCCGCAGCCTCAACAGCCGACGCCAGCGCATCCACCAAATTTGTCACCTCATCGGTCGCGGTCGTCATGCTGTGGGCGGGTCCATTGATGCAAGCGCGGCGCTGATCTCGACAGCGTAAGCGAGCTTGAGAATTGAGAGGTTGCCGCTGATCATGCCATAGGGCTTTGAGCCCTCACGCTCGATCTTCTCTTGAATCGACTTCGCCACAAGGTACGTTCCCCACGGGACTTCCTTGATGCTGTTGAAGCTCCGCTTGTCGCGGCGGGGCTTCTTGTCCGCGCCGCGCCCGAGGTTGCGCAGGTTCAGGCCGAACTTGCGCACGACCCAGCGCAGGATGGGCATGAGCGGCGGCTTGTGCGGCGCGGCCCCGGCCTCAAGGGTCGCTGCGTGGGGCGCGGTGTTGTACAGCTCCGCGCCGCCCTCGACCTTGCGCACCTCCCATGCCGCGCGCGCTTGCCCGCGATCCGATGGCGTGGCCTTGACCACGATGGGGAGACCGCGCAGCGCCGCGCGCATGGCGGCCTTCTGCGCGATCTGCGCGGGGATCTGCTTGTTGATGGCGCGGAAGACCGTCGCCACCTTGTCGGGGCTGATCGTCTTATTTTGTGCCATCGCCCTGCACCTCCCTGACACGCGCCGTCAGGTAATGGATCTCCCCATGTATCTCCGCGGGCTTGACCTGCTTGACCTCGAGCTGACGGTCTCGCCAATAGACGACATCGCCCACGGCCAGCGCGTTGATGTCTCCGCCGAGGTCGGCCACGGCTGCGCGGATGAACAGGTCTTGCGGGTCCAGCTCACCCCAGCGGCCCCGCTCGATGTTGCGCGTGGCGCTGCTGACCAGCCCCTTGAAGGTCAGGTCAGCAGCGGTGCGGCTCTCCGCCTCACCTGTGGGGTTGTCGGTCCCGCCCGACCAGCGGCGGCGCACCAGGTTGTCACTCCCCTGCGTGACCGCCAGCAGCGACACGACGCCGCCCAAGAACTCACCAGGGATGATGCCGGCCATCAGTAGACCTCGTAGTCGGGGCCTTGCCCGCTTGGGCGGCCACCCTCTTCATACGCCAGCGCCAGCGCGAGCCGATCTTCCCATTGCGCGCGGAGCTTCATCAGGTCGTTCACCCGCCCGCCGTTCTGGTAGTAGGTGCCATCAGAACCAGCAGAGACGGGGACCGCCGTGGCAGCGGAGATCAGGCCGTCGATCTCCCTGATCTTCGCCTCTGCCTCCGCGACGGTATAAATCGGCTTGCGCGTCGCCATCAGGCCGCCTCGCCATCAGCCAGCTCCGCGGGGCTGTGCTTCTTGCTGAACCGGCCATAGCCCGCGGCGACGTGCTGACGCGCCTCCGCAAGCGACAGCTTCGCGTGCTGGACGCCGCGCCGGAACTCCCGCGCGACCTCTTCCGACGGGCTGACGATGATGTCGCCGCTGCGGATCTCCAACATCATCAGCGCCTGGTTGGGGCCGCCCACCAGCTTCAAGCACTTCGTCTCTGGCGGCAGATGCGCGAAGCGCTCGGCCTTATCGGCGGGGCGCTGCGGGGGCTTGCTGACGCGGGGGAGTTGCTCGGTCGGGTCGATGCCCTCAACGCGCTGCGGCGGGGCGCTGCTGGGCGCTGCGGCTGCGTCAGGGGCGTTGTCCTGCGCGACGTCTGCTGTGGGCGCTGCGGCCTCCCCAGCGACGCGGGCGGCCAGCCACTTCGCGCTATCGGGGAGCTTCGCCAGCGCGGCGCGGATGGCGGTCGCTGACGGCTTGACCTCGCCGCCGACTTCTGCGGAGAGGTCGGCGGCGAGGTCTTGGAGCTGGGCGGTGGTGAGGTCTTTCAGGTCTGTCATTTCGGGTCTTCCTGTGGGTCAAGTGTCGAGATGTTGAGCGCGGGGCTTCATCGGCCCCGCGCTCATGCGGGCTCGCGTCAGGTCCACATCTGCCAGTGCGCGACACCCTTCCGATGGGCGATGACGGGGACGCCGTTATCGTACATGTCAAGCGCGATGCCGGGCGGGCGCTTGCTCGTCTCATAAGAGGAGTAGTAAGCCTGACTTGCATCGTTGTTGTTGAGGATGTTGCGACAGCACTCATGGCGCAAGATCCCCTGCCCGTCCTCGAACCGCTTGCTCGTGCTGGTGACGATGGCGCGACCATCATCCACCGGCCCCACCTGCGTCCCGGTCGGGCTCGTGTACTTGCCGCGCAGCGCGATGAAGGTGATGCCGCTGATCTCGATAGAATCGCGCACGCTCATCGAGCGGTCGGGCTCATCGGTCGCCTGCGGCCTGATGGTCTTGTAGATCTGGGGATGGCCCTTGAGCGTGTTGAGCGACTTCCCGTTCACGAAGGCCGTGTCAGGGAAGAAGCCCGAAGCCTCAAAATACTCCTCGGACATCTCATCGATCTCAAGGAAGATCTTGGATGCGTCGTTGTCGAGATCCACGCCCGGAGCGGTGAGGTCATAGATCTCCTCGGAGTAGTCCATGCTCACGATCTTCTTCGTCGGCTTGTTGGGGTCGGGCTGGTCCCTCCAAGTAAACTGCTTCTCGTTCAGGGCGGTGTGCCACAGCATCGCCAGCAGCTCGAGGCGGCGCTCCTCAAGGAAGCCCATACCCGCCATGACGCCCGCGGCGTCGATTGCGAACACCTCCCCGTTGCGCACCAGGAACGGGGACTCGACGGTCGCCTCCCAGCCCTCCTTGACGTGGTAGGGGTAGGCGTCGAACTCATCGGCCTCAAACCCCTTGCTCAGAGGTGTGCGGTCCGCGAAGCCGACCAGCGGGGCCGCGTCCTGCGCCTGGTAGGTGCGGACCTTGACCGTCACCTTCTTACCCTCGTTGTCGATGCGCTGGACGTAGTTCAGGATCTCATACGCCCGCGGCTCCAACTCATCGACCATTGCCGACAGCATGGCGCTATCAAGCTCATCGGTCGTGTAGTACTCGCGCGTCTCCAATGCCATTTTCTATGCTCTCTCTTCTGTGGTTTTCGATATGACGCGCGCTGTGTGGCGCGCGTCATGTGGACCTGTTGAGGTTGTTGGTCAGTGGGCGGTGTTGTTGAAGCGGATGCCGCCGGCCTCAAGATAGGCGCGGGCGGCGGCGGTCAGGCCGTTGACCAGCCTCTCCCGCACCTCGCCATGAGGCTGCGTGGGGAGGTCGGGGTTAGGGATACTGTACCCGTTGGCGAGGTTCGCCAGCGCCACCGTAGAACAGGTGATGCGGTAGTGGCGCTCGATCTCCTCCGCCACGATCACATCATCGGCCACCACGCCGAACGGCGAGCTGGTCAGGGTGATGGTGTTCGCGCCGTTGTTGATGGCGCTGATGATGCCGCCGCGGCTGACGTTCGCGGTGGCGAGGTTGGCCGTCAGGGCGAACACCTCGACCACAGCCGGGTCAAACTGCGCATACAGCTTCGCGTTGTCTTCTGTGAGCGTGACGAGCGCAGCGAAGGCCGCGATGCCATCGCCCGCGGCCTTCAGCGCCTCAACGATGGCCTGCGCCGTCGCAGACCCGCCCGACGTGATCGGGACGGGGATGACCTCGCCGGTGGACAGCACGCGCGCCGCGACAGCATAGGGCGTGCTGTTGGCGACGGTCGGGGTGAAGGCGAGGATGTTCGCCCCGTCCCCGATGGTCACGCGCTGACCGATGCGGAAGCCGCTGGGCGTGTCATCGACCGTCACCACCGCGCCGGAGATGGACGCCACGACGCCGCGCGACAGCCCGCCGTCAGCCGTCACCAGCGCGCCCGCCGCGATGCTGAAGGCCGCCCCATCCACCGTGATCGAGGTGCTGTCGCGGCGCGTGATGTTGCGATAGCCGACGCCCGCGATGTGGACCAGATCGCCCACCGTGAAGCGGCGCGGCTCGGCCAGCGTGATGACGTTCGCGCTGCTGACGAGGGCCGCCGCCGGGGCCTGCACATGCGGCATCCACCGCTGGACGTCGAAGGCCCATGTGATGACCTGACCCTCGGGGATCTCGACCAGGGGGAAGCCCGCCCGGTTGACGCCCATGCCGGTCACAGACTCAACGGTGTCCTTCCCATGCGCGGACATGAACACCTTGCCGATCTGGATCTTGCCGGGGACGCGCTGCACGCCTCCGCCGAACTGCTCACCTGCCATGATCTCACCTTGTAATAAAAAGGGCCGCACAGTGGCGGCCCTTCGTTGGTCATGCGGCTGTGCTTATCACACGCCGCGCTTCGTCTTGGGCTTGCCTTTCTCCGCAATTGCCTTCGCCCGCGCTGCGGGGGAATCGTCAGCGGGGGCGGGCTTGCCAGCTCCGGGCTTACCGTTGCCGGAGCCGTTGGCTGAAGAGGACGCGGCGGGCTTGCCGAAGAGGCTGGGGTCAGCCTTCTTGAGCGCATCGAGCGCCTCTGTCACGCCCTTCACGCTCCCATCGTCCTGAACAGTCATCTTCGACTTGTCCAGCAACTTAATGTAAAGCTCCGGGCTGCGCAAGCCCATCTCACTCGCCTTCACCTTGATCTCCGCATCGACGAGCCGCGCGTTGGCCTTCTCGACGGCCTGCGTTGCCTTCGTCTCCGCCTCCGCCTTCTCCGCCTTCAACCGCTCGGTCTCGGTCATGGCGGCCTTCTTGCGCTCCTCATCGGCCTTCTTGTACTTCTCAAGCTCGGCCTTCGCCTTCTCAAGCTCTTTCTCCGCCGCGCTGGGCGCGGCGGCCTCCGCGGGCTTGGCTGCATCGGCGGGCTTGGCATCACCAGGCTTCGCCGCATCAGCAGCGCCGGGCTTCGCCGCATCGGCTGCGGGCGCGGCGGCGGGAGGGGCCGCAGCGCCGCCGCCATCAGCAGCGCCATCGGCGTTGAACAGCATGACGCCCAACCCCAGCAGGAAGGTCAGGCTGCGGGGGAGGGGGCTGGTGTGGTCGGGCTTCTTGTGTCGCATGTCATCCTCGGGGGGTCGTGGCCGGCGTCGTCTTGAGCGCGGCGGGGGAGCGGTCAGGCCGCGCCGGTATAGCGCGGATCGGTTTCGACACTACCGCGCTCATAAGCCGAGGTCAACGCCTCAACCTCAAGCGCAAGCGAGGGGCTCCTGATGGCCCCGACGCCAGCGTCAAAGACGTCGCCAGCTTCCGTTTCAAGCTCGGGCTGGTCGATGTCGCCGCGCAAGAAAACGATGTCTTGCGCGAGCAGAATTGTTTTTTGCATCATGGGGACTTGACACGGCTGACCGTCTATCACGCATCTGATGCAAGGCTCGCCGTTGCCCATAATAAACCACGTTACGTTTTCGATATAATAAGCGCCAGCAGGCATGTTAACAGCCTCACAGTGAGCTAACCCAAACGGCCTCTTTACCGTACAGGTCCGCCACAAATTCGTTTTCGTTATCGCCCAGAAAGGTCGATGACCCGTTCATGCAGTTGATCAGGTACGTTCCCAAGACGCGATGCGCAGGTACGTTCTTAAAGACCAGCTTGTGCTTCGATGACCCGTAGGCGTAGATCGCGCGGAAGCCCGAGGTTGATTCCATCGCGCCGCGCAGGTAGGGCGCGATGGTATCGCCCACCTTCGCGGTCGGGAAGTAGGTCTTGGGGAGGAAGTCGGCCTCGGTGCGGATGAGGTCGAACGTCCCGTCAGGGTTGCTCATGTAGCCGGGAAGGATGACTTGACGCAGCGTTTCCATCGTCATCGCGTGGTAGGCCGTCAGGCTGCGGCGCATGTGTTCATCTCCGAACTTCGTCTTGAGCTGATCCCAGCCCCGCGCAGCGGCCCCATAGCCGGAGCTGTGCCAGAAGTAAGCCTTCTCCGGGTCTCCCCGGTCCACCACGCTGTTGACCCACCAGTGCTTGACGCCCAGCGCAGCATCTGACCAGGACGATCCGCCCTGCGCTTTGGTGTAGTGCTGGATGGCGTCGAACGATCCGCCGCGCCGCGCGACGTGCGCGCCGAAGTCCTGCACAAGCCCCGTCGGTCCCCGGAGCTTGTCGAAGTTGTCGCCGTTCAAGTCAAGCACGCGCTCCGGGTTGGGGTCGCCGTCGGGGCCGATGGTCGGCGTCAGCGCCGCGGGGAGACGCCTGCTGATGCCGGCGGCGCGCAGGTGTTGGATCTCAAGCGCCAGCTCCGCGCGGTAAGCCGGGCGCACGTTGTCCGCGCGCAGCGCATCGTTGATGTCGGCGGTGTCGGCCAGCTCATCGAGCCGCCCGCGCAGCGTGTCGTACAGGCCGGATGGGATGGTGAGGTCGTCACGCTTCACGCTCCCCAACCAGCCGGGCTCAAGGTTGACGGTCTTCGTGTACAGGGCGGTCGCGCGCTGAAGTTGGTCGTCATAGTCGATGGCGTCGAAGATGCGGGCGGCCTGCTGGTTCACCTTCGCATCCCTCATCGTCCAGAAGTCCAGCACAGACGCGCCGTCGAAGGCCGCCGCTGCCTTCTTGGCCCCCTGCGCGCGGAAGCGCAGCGCGCCGCCGTTATCGACGCGGTAGGGCGTCCCGTCGGGGGTGACGAGGATGTTGTCCAGCGACAAGCCCACCACGTCCCAATTGCCGAGCAGCGCGTCCAGATAAAAGTTCTCCGACAGCTTCGCCTTGACCGATGCGAACAGGCCGGGGTCAGCCGCCTTGACGTCTGCCAAGCTCCGCGCCCCCTCAAGGAAGCGAGAGAGCTTGTAGGCTGGTTGGCCCTCCGCGTCGCGGTACAGGCGGAAGTCAGGCACCGCGACGCCTTGCGACTGGTAAAGCGCGTCCGCGTAGCACTCTTCTTCAAGGTGAGCTGGCGACGATCCGCGCTTGCGAACGTACAACGCGCCGTCGGGGCCGCGCACCAGCTCCGCGCCGGTTGAGCCGCCCAAGCCCCTGACGACCTCAAGGCCGGCGGGGTCATCCGGCCACGCTGACGGGCTCGGCGCTGCGGCGGGGGGGTGTCGGCTGCGTCGCGGTCCCGAAGGCCGCCAGCGTGCGCGCCTCAAGGTCTGCCGCGCGGTCTGCGATGGCGGGGAGGATGGCGGGGGCGGGGAGGGGCTCGTCTTCCAGCTTCAGCGCGGAGGTGACAGCGGCGGCGGTGTCGGCGGCCACTTCATCGGCGTGTTCCTGCGCGGTCTGCGGCGGGGGCTGCGGCGTCGCCACAGGCCACGGCTCAACATCGGGGTCCATCCAGGGAACTTCAACCTCGCGGTCGTTTGGTCGGCCTGGTGGATGCAGGTAGGTCCGCCCGGCCCCGTCCAAGAAGAGCTCGTCGAGATCGCGCACCTGACCCTCGAGCGGGTAGCTGTCGGGGGCGGTGCGGTTGTCGTAGGTGACGATGCAGGTCTTGCGCACGTCGGGCGCGATGCCGCTGTCGCGCGCCTCAACAAGCGTGGCCTGCTTGGCGGCGTTGTAGGCGCTCATCAGCTCGGTGCGGACGATGCGCTCGGCTCGCCACCTCTCCCCGCCCGCGATGGTCTTCACCTGGTCGGTCAGCTCATCCAGCGTGGTCACGGTGTCAAGCAGGCCCTGCGCGATGGCCGTGGTGATGCGCCGCCGGATCGCTGCGTCGTAGGCCGCCACAGATGGCGCTGCGGAGTCCAGCCGCGACGCCACAAGCACCTCGTGCGCGACGCGGATGGGGACCGGCGGAAGGGTGCGCTTGTTCTCCTGCGCCCATGCGCCCAACTCCTCAACCCCATCCAGCTCCGCGGCCAGCACCGCGTTCGTGATGGCGGTGGCGAGCTGGGCGGCGGTCGCCTTCGTGAAGGTGTAGGCCGCGACGCCCGCCAGCGCGCGCGCCAGCCGGAGCTTGTTCGCCCGATAGCTCCCCGGTGCGGCTTTGGCGATCCGCGCCGCCAGCGTGTCGATGATGCCCGCCGACACGTCAGAGAGCAGCGGAGCGCCCGGCCCAAGATCGAGCAGCGCGCGCTGATGGTCTTGGGCCATCCGCCGGATAGTCGTGGGGAGGCTCGGCATCAGGTCGCTCCGGGCGGGGTCGTGGCCGGCGTCGTGCCGGGCGTGGTTGTGCCCGCCGACTGAAGCGCCTCGATGACCTGCGCAGCATCATCGCGCCCGAAGTAGGGGATGACCTTTGCCACAGCCATTTCAAACGTGATGAACCCGGCGTCGTAAGCCGTGATGGCATTCGCCAGCGCCAGCGCCGCATCTGATTCGGTCGGGTCGATGAGCGGACCCCAATTCGTCGTGACGGTGAGGTCGCCCAGCACGCGGAGACCGGCGGGGGTCGCGCCGCCCAGCGCGGTCGGGGCCGCCAGCATCTTGCGCATCAGCCGCGACAGCCCCGCGCCGTATGAGCCGCGAAGCTCCGCGACCATGACCAGCATCGGGGCGAGCAGGCGCTCCAACGCGGTCCCCGACAGCGCGCCAGACCACGCGCCGGGGTCGTGCAAGACGACCTGACAGATCTGGGCGGCGGTCATCTTGGCCGTGTTGACGAACGTGAGGCCGAGGGTCTGCCCCGCGCCGGTCATCTCCAGCAGCGCAGCATCTGCGCTATGCGTGGCGTTCGGGTCCGTATTCACAGACAACGTGCGCCCGCCTCCCTTCTTTAAGCTGTCGGCGTCAATCTTCGCGTTTTTGAACACAAGCCACGGGTCTTGATTGTACTGAATCCCGCGGTGCGTCTGGCTGAACGTATAGTTCGCCGCGTCGAAGATGTCCCATTCTGCCTCGTCAACGAGCATGAACCCGTCGATGTCTCCGGCCACGAAACCACCGTTGGCGAACCACTCCACAGGCACAAAGCCGAAGTCGTGGGTCACGGTGTTTTCCTTGTCCTCTGACCAGGCGATCTTGCGGCTCTTCCCGATCTGGGCGGTCGCGTCATCGTCGCTGACGGGCTTGAACTCGACCGTGGCTGTGGTGGTCCACAGCCGCCGGTGCCGCATCATCGTGACCTTCCCGGTGTCGGGGTCTTCGTCGAGGCTCATCCAGTATTCATCAAGCTCAAGCAGATCATCGTACCCGACGCCCGCAGCCCGCGCGCGCGCCCGGTCGTCACGCCCGAATGTCGGCTTACACATCCCGGTCTGGATCAGCTCGGTGTAATAAACGCCCTCATCCTGCCCCTCATCGCGCGCATAGTGGAACCCGACCGCCACGCTTGAACAGGTCAGCCCGAGCCTCCCCAGCTCCGGCAGAAGGGCCTTCAAGCCGGAGCTGGTGTAGATGCCGGCCACGCGGTCGGAGGCGTCTTGCTGCTCGGGCTCGGTCCCGCCCTCAACCGCGAAGGCCGGGCTGCGCATCTCCCCGAACAGGTAGCTGTTTACGGTGTCGATGAAGAGGCGTTCAAGCCTGACGACCAGCCGCGGGGCGCGCTTCTCAAGCGCGACGCTCGTATCGTCCCATGCTGGCATATCCTCATATTGCTTCCCCCAATAGCGCCGCAGCGCCGCATTGTGAAGCTCCGCGCGCGATGTGTAACCTCTCTTACTTGTCATGTCTACGGCCCTCATTAGGTCGATATGTGCTTGTGAGTAGAACACGGTTAAGCCGCCTCGTCGAAGATGCTGAAGTCCAGCCGCGTCGGTCGCGGCGCACCACCGCGCGCGATCTCAGATACCACGCCGTATCGCAGCCCATCAATTGCGTGATCGTCTTCCTTGACGGGCTTCTCCCCGCTGCGGTCCCAGCGGTAACTCTGGATCTCGCGGATGAGGTTCTTGCAGCCGCGGTGGATCTTTAAGCCCACGCTCAAGACGCCGCGGTCGTCAAGGTGCGGGTACAGCAGCGCCTGCAAGACCATGATCCCCATGCCGACGCTGTTGTCTGCGCTGCGCATGTCGATGTCTTCATTCTGCGCGGTGAGGATGTGCGCCGCTCCGGCGGGGTCCGCCCACCATCGCTCAACCCCGCGCCGCTGGGCGGCCTTGTAGCGCATCATCCAGCTATCGGCGGTCGGTCGCGTGGTCGGCGGGGTGATGGGGAGGCCGCGGGCGTAGTCTTCGCGGTAGGCGTACCAGGTGCCGCGGTCGTCTTGGATCATCTCAACCTGCGTCCCGGCGTTGCCGAGCCCGAAGTCAACGCCCGCGATCTTCAGCCGCGCAGCATTGAAGGGGACGTCAGCCACGACGTGAATGCTGTCGTCGAAGCTCTCAAAGATCTGGCCGTCGAAGGCGTCGAACGAGGCCTCGTAGTTGCGGCGGTAGATGGGGCCGGGGAGGCGCAGGCGCGCGCGGGCGGCCTCACGCACCAGGGCGGGGACCGCCGTGTTGTCGGCGGTCGTGAAGTGGACGCCCACGAAGTCGGGGTCGCGCTTGGCCGGGTCGTTGCCGAGCTGCGTGCGCTGCCAGACCTCATCATAAAACCAGTTGTAGCCGAGCGGGGTGGTGGACAACAACGCCCAGCCCTCCCGGTCGGAGAGGTTGGCGAACAGGTTGTCAGCCCAAGCGTCTTCTTTGAGGCGCGCGGCCTCATCGACCCACAGGCCGTCAAGGCTGTCGCCCACGAGCAGCTTGCTCTTCTCCGCGCTGCGAAACTCGACCAGCACGCCGCCTTCAAGCCACAGCCGCCCGAGGCTGATGTTCCAGTCAAGGATGAGGGGAGACCCCAGCCCGCCCAGCACGGCGAAGATCGTGGCCTGCTGAAGCATACCGAGGCGGTATGTCGGCGCGACGCACCAGTACCGCAAGACCGGCTCAACGTCGGCCCCAAGATGGCGCTTGCCGAGGTAGGGGGGTTCGACCCACTGGCGGCGGGCTTTCGTGGCGAGATCGGTAAAGACGCGCGCCACGAACTCATGACCCAGCGCCACCGTCTTCCCTGCGCGGCGGCCAGCGCAGACGGCCACGAACCGCTTGCGCCGCGCCTTGTGCAGCAAGACCTGACGGGCGTGGGGGCGGTAGTTGCGGAAGAGCTGGATGGTGTCGCCGGCCTGCTGCTGCCCGAGCGTCTTGCGCTGGGCGCGGGCGTAAGCGGAGAGGTCCAGCAGGTCGGGCTCGCTGACGGGGAGAAAGCGGGCGTCGCTGAAGCCCAACCGCGCAGCGGCATCGTTCGGGGCTTCAATGACCATGAGGCCCCTCGGCATCGTCGGGCGGTCCCAGCTCAACGCCAGACATCTCGACGCTGACGCGCACCACGCGCGTCGCCGTCTCCCCTGGTGCCGATGGCGCGGGCGTGGCGTTCAAGTCGCGCGCCTCCCGCTCCGCATCCGCGGCCAGCTTGGCGAGCTGCTCATTCTGCTTCTTGTAGCCGGAGGCGGTCAGAAAGACCTGCGCGGCGTAGACACGTTGGGCGGGGTTGGGTAGCTCCCCCTCCTTGCGCGCCAGCTCGTCGGCCTCTTCATCCGACAGCGGCTTGATCCCCTGCTTCGGGTCTCCGCGCCGCAGCCGCCGGTAAAGCCCCTCGTCCCGCCCGCGGCGGCCCTGCATCACCTCGATGAGCGATGAGATCGCAAGCTGGATGCCGAGCCGCTTCAGCCCCGCATCTTTCTCCGCCCACTCCCGCCGCGCGCGCGCCGCGTCCCGCAGCGTCCCGTCTTCAACCTCCCGCTTATGCTCCGCGTCGAAGTGCGCGAACAGCGCCGGCCACCACTTGCGGATGACGTAATCTTGTAGAGTGCTTTGAGCGTAGGCATAGCCCTCAAGGGCCAGCCGCTCCCTCACCACAGGCCACGTCAACCCCTCCGCGCGTAAGCGCGCAGCGAGAACCTCGGGCGTGCGCCACGCGCCGCCCCCCTCTTTTGCGGGCAATCCCTCGTAAATACTCGGAGATGATTCACGAGTCTTGTTGGTCGGTTTCTTCTTTTTTGTCGCCATCTTCTGACGTCTCTTGTGGGGTTGGGTCAAGGTATAGATTGTGCTTTAGCTTGAACCTGTGGATGAGCGCGCGCACCTCATCGCCTACGATGGCGATGAGGTGTGTTGCAGCTTCCTCCGCGGCCTTGTGACAGAAGGTCTCTACCACAGCGCGGAGCAAGGGAGCTGAAGCGGTCGGGATGCGGGGGAGGTGTGGATGTCTCACCTTGTCCCTCCCCTCATCCTTACGGGCGGCTGCGGCCTGCGCGGGGTCTCGCGTATCAGGCGGTATGGTGTGGCGGTAAGGTCGGGATCTGGGGTGAGGTGTGGCATCAGGGAGAGGTCACGATGGGCGGCGCTCATCATCAGGCGGTCCCATCCAGCGTCACAGGTCGGGCAAGCGCAGCCGTAGCGTGTGACGTGCCAGCCCACCAGCCACGCGCCCAGCCGCGCACGCTGGCGGCTCGGCCCCGCGATGATGAGCGGGGCCGAGCGGCATGAGGGGACGTCACAGGTGAAGCACCAGGGGCGGGGGCCGAGCGGCGCGGCGGCGTTGCGCCATCTGATGCGGGGGGTCAGCCGCCGGGTCAAGCGGTGGATCATGGGCGGTTGTCGTTGGCGGTGACGATGTGAAGGATGGCGACGAGCGCCATCCACATGATGATGAGGCATCCCATCATGGCTCCTGTGGTTGGTCAGCGTGAGCTTGCGCGACACGCCTGATCGGTCGGGTAGTGGCAATCATCCTGCCCGCAGTAGCCGCAGCGGCGGGCGGGGAAGATCACATCGTGCGCTTCAGCGACAGCGGCGGCCAGCTCCGCGGGGTCGGGCTGGCCGTCGGCGGTGGTGAAGGTGATGTCGTTGGTGATGGTGACGGTCTGCTCGGGGTGGTTCACCTTGTGGGCGAGGTCCAGCGCCATGCAATGACCGCACACCAGCGAGCCAGAGGGGTCGGCGGCGGTGTGGACGCGCCAGACGTGGCGGTCGGCCTTGCACTCCACACAGCGGCCCCACTCCGCCCCCTCCCCGCCCTCCTCTCCCCGGTGCGTCACCAGGTCAAGGCAAGCAGGGCAGAGAGCATCGTGGTTGAGCGGAGCGCCGCAGCCAGCCAGCCCGCACAGGCACGCCCAGCGGTCTTGCCCAGAAGCAGCGCCCTCTGTTGCCTTCAACTTCAAATGCAGCTCATGCACCAGGTCTTGCAGGTCGGCGCGCTTGGCCTTCTCCTCAGTCAGCACATCAAGCCGGGCGGCACTTTCGCGCTTCTCAAGCTCAAGCAGTCGATGCGCCTCCTCAAGTTCAGCCCGCAGCATGTTTTCCGTAACATACCGCGCCGGGTCATGGGGCGGCTTGGGGGCACTTGCGCGGCGCTCAAGCGCCTCTGCGGTCCGCTGCCACTCCCCACGCGACGCCTCCGCATGATCGGCGCGCTTCACCAGCTCCGCGTTCTGGTCGATGAGGTCCGCCGCCGCAGCCTGCCACAGCGCCGACCGCGCACGCTCCGCATCGGCTCGCCCCTGATGCTTATCGATCTGCTCATACAGCGACTTGATGACTTGGTTCTGGCGCTCGATGACATCGCCATCGGGGACGCGGGCGGCGCATGGCGCGCTGTCGTTAGAGTCGTGGTCGTAGGTGCTATTGTTGTTTTGATTCATGTTGTCTTGTTCCTCTTTTGGTGTTGTCGGTCGCGTCAGCATTGACGCCAGCCGTCGTTCTTGCAGGTCGGGCACAGGTCCACCGTTCGATCAAACGAGGTGCCAGCGCGCCCAATGACGCGCTCGGCGGTGATCATGTCATCGGTCATGCGGAAGCGCGGGGTGTCGGGGTCCAGCGGCTCAAGCAGCTCGATGGCGCGCGCCGCCCACTCTGGCAACGCCTCCCCGGCCTTCGTCGCGCGCAGGTAGTTCAGGCGGATGATGCGCAGGTAAAGCATCTGGCCGATGGTGTAGCGCCCGCGGCGCAGGTCCAGCGTCGAGGGCGTGAAGATCAGCCAGCCGCGCGTCTGCGCAAGCCGTCGCGCGGCCTGACCGCCCACCGGGTCCGCAAGGTCGGGCTCGGTCATCCCGCAGCTCGAACAGTACAGCCGGGCGGTCGTCACCTTGCGCTCGAGCTGGCCGGAGGGGAGGGCGCGCACGATGGGCGCGATGCGGTTGATGTCGTCTTTGGTCAGCTTGTGGTTCATCGGGTCATCACCTGGTGAGGGGCAAGCCGCAGCACGGCGTTGATGCTCGCTGCGGCTTGGGCGGTCGTGTCGGCGGTGCGCTGAAGCGACGCGGCGGCTTCGTTGAGCGAGATCGCCATCTCTCGCCATCGCTGCGGGTCCAGCGCGAAGGGCTCAAAGCAGGGCTTGGGGCGCGCGTTGAGCAGCGCCATGATAACACACAGCCGCAGATGTCGCGCGGCCTGCTGTGGGGTTATTTGGGGCCTTCTGGGCTTGATGCGGGTCATCATGTCTTGTCCTTTGTGCGGCGGGGTCGTTTGGGGGTGGGCGCTGGGGTCGGGGCCGGCGCGGTCGGGGCCGGCGTCGGGGGAGCTTCGGGCGCGGGGAGCGTGGCGATCAGCGTGGTCGTCAGCCCGCGCTGCTTCGCGCGCTCAAGGATCGTGGCGAGGTAGGCCGGTGACAGCTCCGCGACAAGGGCGCTGCGGCCTGTGTCCTGCGCAGCCAGCAGCGTTGAGCCAGCCCCGCCGAACAGGTCAAGCACCACGTCACCAGGCTGCGAGAACAGCTCGATGAGCTGGGCTTGCACCACAACAGGCTTCTGCGTTGGATGCAGCCGCCCCTCCCCTCTCTCTGAATCCTTCACGCATCCGAACCAGCGATGGCGGATCAGCCGAGCGGGCTTGTCCACATTGACCCATGCTAACTCGAAATCCGAATAGCTATTACTCGGGAGGTCAACGCGCTTGTCCCATGCGATGATGCAGGATGACGGGGGTAGCTTGTCCATAAACCAGTTGACTCCCCACCACACCTCAACCTTCGTGAGACCGCGCAGCGGGGCGGGGTCGAACGCCTCGCCATCCCATATAACGGGCGCGTAGTGCTTTTGTGCCACGTCGAAGTTTCCGCCCTTCCAGCCCTTGCTGTAATTCGCCCATGCCTTGCCGCCCTTCGTCGCGCCGATGCCATAGGGCGGATCGTGCAGGCCGAGCGTCGGGGCGATGGGGGAGAGGGCGAGCAGCGCGGCGCGCTCATCCGCGCTGAAGCTGTCGATGCAGGCGGCGTGATGGGTCAGGCCGGCCCCGTCGATACGCCAGACCTGACCGCGCGCCGTCTGCCACTCCCCTTGCAGCCGGTCGGCGTCGGGGATCGTGGCGTCGCCATCGTCCTCATCATCGGGCTCATCCTCTCCGGCCTCATCGATGGGGGGCTCGGGCTGGGCGCTGTCCAGCACGTCGGCCATCTGCCGATCAATGTCCGCGCGCAGCTCGTCAAGGTAGTCGCCATCGTAGCCGGTCCCGGCCAGCCCGCCGCCGTCGGCCATGAGGCCCTCGAGCAGCTCATGCAGCGCGATGGGGTCGCGCATCCCCAGCTCCGCGGTGCGGTTGTCGGCCAGCATGATCCGCACCGCCTGGTCAGCGTCGCAGTCCACAAACATCACAGGGACGCGCGACAGCCCGAGCTGACGCGCCGCCCGCCAGCGGTGTTCTCCGGCGAGGATATGGCCGGTGTCGCGCTGGGCGACGATGACGCCGAAGAACCCGTTTTCGCGGATGCTCTCGACGATGGCCCCGACGTCGCCTTGATTCGGGTTCGAGGGATGGGGCCGGAGCTGGTCCACCTGCGCGTCTTCGTATCGCTGCGGGGCGACGGTCGCGGGGCGTTGCTTGGCGGTCTGCTTACGGCTCATCGGTCTCACCTGCTTGGATGACGGGGACGTCGCCGCCGTCGCCGCCGTCGTGTTGTCGGATCGGGATGGATGGCGGGGCGGAGAAGGTCACGAGGATGTTCGCCGCGCCGCCGGTCGGGGGATGCTTGCGGGGGGCGAGCCGCACGGTCACGTCATCGGCCAGCACCGCCCACGCGCTGTCACACAGCGCGACCAGGCGGGGCGCTTCGTTGACGCCGATCCATACCCCGACAGCGAAGCCGCGAAGCCCCGCGTCAAGCAGGGTGAAGCGCCCACGCTCCCCGATCAGCACCACGCTTTTATTGATCTCAAGCCTTCTGTTCAAAGCCATGCGCCAGCCTCCGCGATGCGATCACATGCGTCCAACCACAGCTCGCGGCGGCCCACCGCCCACGCTGTGAGGTCTTGCCACTTGATTGACTTCACACCTATGGGCCGCAGCAAAGCGTGATGTGTCGTGTACCCGCACACCTTGCCCTCCGCGCTCACAGGGAGGATGTAGTCTTGCCCGTCAATGCCGATGCTGGTGGCCCTGACGTACACAAAGCACACCGCGCCCATCCGCGCGCGGCGCTGCATCAGCGCGAGCTGCTCATCGCTGATGAGCTTCAGGTCAAAGCGCGTCGCGCTGTCGGTTGACTTGGCCTCGAACATGACCGCGCGCCCACCTTCAAGCACGCCGTCAAAGTCCACGCCGCTCGCCTTGACGCGCGCGCAGCGCATCAGCGCGGGGTTCGTCGGGTCAGGCCCAAGCACCTTGAGAGGGTTCGGGCGCTTCTCGTAATCGACGCGGGGGAAGAGGGCCGGGCGCTGGTCTTCAAGGAACGCCTCGAGCGCGTTCCCGCGCTTCGTCTTGAGCTTCCCGGCCTGCTGTCTTGTGCGGGGCGCTGTCATCGTATCACCTCGGTCTTCGGGGGTTTGGG